TCTCCCTCCAGGTGATAATGAATCACCAACTAGTCGCTTTAGGGAAATTTACCTCCCCGAAGCAATCCCCCATCCTTGGAAGGGGACCCAACCCATTTTGTAACCGGAGACAGCATCACGGGGTATAACACCCCCGTCATTCCATCCACAGCCATATAGGGCAGACGCCAAGACAACATCGGGCGCAAACAGACTGTATGACACCTTTCGGTGTTTCGCAGGCCTGTAGCATTTGATGTATCTTATTCCGCTTCGATAACGGACGTTCCATCTCTCATCTGAGTGGAGAACAATGTCGCCAAGGTCCTTTGGACCGAAACAGCATCGTACTCCGTAAGGAAGAAGATCAAGAACGCTAAACCAAGCGCCGCGCAAACGACCTTTCCGTGTTGTATTACGGTTAGAATCAATGACGCGACGTATTCCGTTAGCAAGTGCAACAAGTTGTTGCGGTTCATTAGGTAACTCCTTTAGGTGATAAGGCCGAACAGGCTGCCCACCGAAGAAATCACCACCACAACTTTCTCTGAAAGGACCTTCCCAAAACGATTTCTCGCTATTGAGTTGAAATCCAAAGAACTTGAGCGCGGAGATTACCTCGTGAACGCCGTCGGTGGGGACAATTATGTCATCCCCGTAGACGTAGACATCTGAGCCAAATTGACTGGGGAACCCAGCAAGCTCTAGTGCGGTCTTGGATATAGCCGCAAAAATCAATGTCTCGAGTTCAAAAGTATAACCGTTCCCCATGCTCGAAAACTTTTCGAGCATGACCCACTTCCCGTCTATTAGGGAGAAAGGACTTCTTAGAGCTTTTAATCGCTCTAGCCATCCAAGTGGCATGCACAACTCGACCAAGGTCGTGCATATGGAATCACTGGCGTTGCTTAGATCAAGCGTAGCAAAGCGTCCTGTAAGAGACGCATCACAGGCTTTCTGCCTGTGAATGTCTTGCCCGTGCTTCAGATCTAGTCCAGCGGCCTTTAGCTTCTCACGAAGCTGCGAGCCTAGGCCTAGTTGGTAGTAGATGTTAATCGACGGTTCCGAACCAATAGATCGGTCGGTCGTCGCATCCTTGGGCACCGTTGCGAAGCGGTTGCCACGTACCAGAAGCGTGATCTTATCAGCTGATACTCGACCCCACATGTTCTCCTTATGAGAGGATAGATATGGGACCGCAGCTGCGGTCAGCGTGGGACTAGAGGACATTTTGTCGGGTACAGTGGTATACTGGCCCCTATCAGCGAAAGTAGCACCAGGTCCGAACCTACCAAGAGAACTATCCTTGGGGCCGAAACCAATTATCGCGAAGATATTTTTTCGCATACACTCCAGGAAGGAATATATACGGTCATCACGGGGGTCCAGAGGAAGACCCCACAAGAATTGACGTAACCTCACGTTAGTTCTGAAACACGCACGCTCCCCCTCCCACCACTTGTCAATCGCCTTTTGACGGCGATCAATAGTTGTGGGTAAATCTGCGAGTTTTCGCAGAAGAGCGGTAGCCGAAGCATCCGCGAAGTAGGAGTCGTGTGCGCCCTCAGGGTACATACGAGGATCGCAGCGTAGAGTCGCGATTTGATCCCATTCTCGATGTCTCAGCAGTATCGCTACCGTGAGTGCACGAGAACTGCCTAGCCCTTCAAGAAAACGAAGGGCGATCTTGACCACGTCACGTGGCAGATCTTGGTCCATTTTGTGTCTCCTTATTGTGTAGAGAAACGATAAGGATGATGGAAGCTGTAAGGAACAAGCTCCCAATTCACCTTACAAGGATAATCCGGCCACCCGTGAGGGGCGGCAGGACCATCGTCCTCGTACACTGGGACAGTTTCAGGGAAGGACTGTATGGACCACGTGAGTTTCATCGTGGCCCACAAGTGTCTTCCTTGGAGCGATTGGAAGTTTAAGCCAATCATGTCCGCGAGCAACAACTCGGTCGCCGATTCACATCGATGACAGAAACAGAAAAACTGATCAGTACATCGATCAGACCCTTGACTATCATGGTTTGGGGGTAATCTGTTCATGGAGATTCCTTAGCGCGGGGCAAAGCCCTGCTTAAGAGAGTCTTTGGTGAGTGTTGCAACAAAGAGATTTACTGCCTGAGAAACAGCCTCGTCAATTGCTGACTGAGGCATGTCCAAAGGAAATACTCCGTTGAGTTCGACAACAGCGCGCGACTTCACAGTCGCAATCGACGTTGCAGAATCCAGGGAGATGGACGGATAGGAAAGAACACCGATCAGTCGACGGGCGGTTTTTGCCGCATTGCTTTGAGCCATGAGTTTGAACTCAGGGGCGTGAGCAGGAGCAGTACCGTTAGTAACGACCGGAGCTTTCCAAACGGCAGGAATCTTATCGCCGCCAGCACCAGCTTGCGCTGTGTAAATGATGTCAGTAGTGCCATCGTTTTTCTTCACTGTGATGTTTGCCATTGTGGGCATGATTGAGTACCTTTTAGTTGGTTATAGAAGGGAAAGATTATCTGATCCTTGCGGTCAGGCCTTTCATCAAAAGAGCAATAGCTGTAGCGCCTCGGGTGACCGAAAAGCGTGTAAAGCTAGGTATGGCGAGACCCGGGTAACTAATCCCGACTGATCGTCTAAACCACACACTGGTATAATCGGCAAACATGGTGCTTCCTGCACCTTCGCTGTAACGCTTGCCGGTATTTACTAAGATGTCAGACCTTCCAGAGTTCATTAACCGCAAACCCTGAAAGTCGCTCCATTGTCCCAAGAAACTTGAGACAGGGACGAACCAATCAACAACAAAGCTGAAAGGGACAACATCCCAGGCTAACTTGAAAGGATTTAGCAACCCTAACTGATTAGCCATATACAGGTTAGCATTCGACACTTCGATGTCTGCGAAATAAAGACATCGAGCATCGATCTTGAGCCCGTTGTGGTTCGTCACTAGATAGGAAGGTGGGGACTGTTTTAAAGTCCGTCGCTCCCGTCCGCTTGCGCGGAGCCTAGTTGGCGGCACAGGGGATTGCAGAATGTTAACCGCATTGTAAATGTCGCCGATCAAAGGCGACCAACCGAAGTGGTACTCTAACCATCTCTCGGACCAACGCTTTTGTGAAGTATTGGTGAGGGACAGTCCGCGAGCTTTTAATTTCTCACGGTAATTACGGACTTCAAGAGTCCGAAGAGCAAGTTCAATACGACCTTGCTTAAAGAGCATCAGAGCCCGAGACAGTTGCGTGGCGCGAGCCACGATCATGTTTTGGGACTGAGTCCACGTCGCTAGAGATTCTGCTATCCCAGCAGTATCTCCGATCCCGTCGACAAACTTCCGATAGGCCAGTTGAGCGGCCAAAACGGTTGCACCGTCGTCGAGACCATACGAGAACGAACTAGCACGGTGCAATGAAGCACCCGTTCCCGTCCCACGCCTGTGTACATACACATCGCGTAGTTCGTAGGGCAAGGTAGCCTTGTAAGGCGGTGATTGAGTAAACCACCGCTTATACCGATACCAGTTTAAGGCATCGGTAGTCTCCAAGAACGGACCTGCCATTGTTAAGACCTCCGTGAGTTACATTTAAAACCCACGAAGGGCCCAACCGGCGACTCAGGCTAATAAACTGTCAGAATGACCGTTTACTGAGTACCGAAAACGAGATTAGTTAAGTCTCGTGAGATCCCCCGCGAGGGGGGTCCTCCACC